CTTCCCACGGCGAGTACGACTCTGAATGTAACCGATACGACTCTTCCCACGGCGAGTACGACTCTGAATGTAACCGATACGACTCTTCCCACGGCGAGTACGACTCTGAATGTAACCGATACGACTCCTACAGTACAAGATGAAGAAGAAACAGATGTTGTAACCACTCTTCCCACAGATGATGAAGAGCAAGGTGAAAAGGAAACAGGTGTAACCGAACCTTTAGTAAACCCAAAAAAAATATTTAATATGTTACAAGAAGATAATGGTGAATATACAACAGAAACAGATTCTCCAGAGATTCAAGAGTTGAAGGATGCCGTAATCTCTAATAAAACTATTGTCATTGATGGTTCAAATCAATCTATAATTGTAACAAATTAGAAATGTCATTTTTTAAAGTCTGTACAGACTTTAAAAATAAATTGATTTTAATTTTATAATTCAAGGATAAAATAAAGGTATAATAATGAAACCGGAAAGTTTTGAATTTAACGGTAATCAAGTCTTTGAACTTGGTGATTTAATTAGATACGATCAACCATATTTTTATGGTTGTTTGAAGCGCCCAAGGGATGTACTAACAAAAAAGAATATTAATAGTCAAGATTACTTTTAATTGACAACAGCTTAAATTAAAAATTTTAATGATTGCAACAATCATTAAAACCATAAAAAATTATTTTATAAATTCTTCCAACGCCTCCTCTGTTCTACCATTAATTTCTTTCTGAACAAATTTATTATTTTTAAATAAAAGGTAGTCTGGGAACCCTCCAAACGACGGCTTTAATTTTTTGACGATATTAAGTAGTTTTTCAGTTTCAGGTGTATCATCGTCTCCTTCTATGGTCAAACAGACCACGTTTGGTTTATTTTTTTCAGCAAACTTTTGAAAGTGTGGTTTGGCACTGGTACAGTGGCCGCAAAAGTTTGCTTGAACCATAACGACACATGTTTTATTTTTAAAATGTTTAAGGTTCAAGTTACTATTAAAATCCTTGGCCTCTAGGTATAGGACAGGGGAAAGTAGATACGGCATTTATTACTCTGTAAAATTTTGAGAGTAATAAATGGAGTCAGGCACAAACAATGGATGGACTACGGTTGTTGGTAAGAAACAACAATATCGTAACAAATTTTCAATTCCAAAGGTTACCGATACCTCTTCAAGCGTTAGTTCTGAAAAGGTTGTCGTTGACTCTAAAATTGAAAAAATAATTATAAAAAGGAATGGTACAACTAAAACATATTGAGCTTAATAAATTTAATGCTCTAAGAATAGAGCATTAAAAATAATATATTATTGAACATTGTATTTTTGGTCGTTGATGGTCATCATCTCGTTGACGAGTTCTTCTTGGGTAACCTCGGACTCTTCAAGATCTATATTGTTTCCGCTAAATTGAACATTTTTAGCCTTAAGTTCATCCTTAATTCGGTTATATAAAGTTTTAGAGTTTGGATTAGCTTTAAAATCAAGTAAAATTTCCATATCCGGAAATAGGGTTCTTTGCGTCCTAATTCGACGCTCTGTGTACCCAAATTGAGCTCTGATGGTATAGTATTGATAATGTTGGCTATCATTTCTTTTAAGTAGAACAAACCTCTCTTGTTTGTCTTCGTTGGCTGGAAGAGGTGCGCGATCTTCGACCGCGATGCCCAACTTACGTTGAATATTACTATTCTGCTTTTCAAGACATTTAACATTTTTCTCGAGTCCTTTGTTACTATCAAGTAGCTCTTCATTCTGATCTTTGACTTCTTCCAGAGAGATACCTAAAGATCGCATGTATTCTTCTTGTTTTTTCATTGTTAGGTTCATATTGGCCATCATTTGTTCCAAATCTGTAATTTTTCTTTGAGACTCGCGATGGTTAAAATAAAGCGTATATTCAACATACGTTTTAAGGAGCTCTTCAAGGTCAATATAATACTGGCGGATGATGTGACCGTTTTTAGTTTTGAGTTGCATTATAGCCATTTTAAGGTCTTTTGGTTCCATAATTAAGAATTTAGCACATGCTCGAGCTCCTTCATGTGGTAATAGTTGAAGTTCGTGCTTAAAAGTCGGATAATCCTCTATTTCCTTATCTTTTTGAGTCAATTCACGGAAAGAAATAGAGTTGTTCTTCAACATTTTTTTGAAACACTTTTTCTGGTTAAAGTATTCACCTTCATAGCCAAACCATTCCAGAACCAGTCTTCCCACAAGCGAAGACTGGTTTCCAACCACTACTTGCCAAAAGTAGTCAAACATGACCATATTCAACTTAAACTTTGTAACTTCAATAAACTCCATGATATCAAGGAGCTTAAAGCTTTTATCCAAAGCTTTACGTACCTTAGGGTTACTTGAACCATTTTCAGTATCAATTGTTACCCCTAAGAAGTTGATCTTCGTATTATTTAGGTTAATATGTTCCATATTGTTATCTTTATTTTCATCATCATTTTTAATAAAAAATTCATTTTGTGTTTGTCGAACTTCTTCCAAAATAGTATAAATTGTGGGTCTCGAAACCTTAAATTGTTGAGACAACTTAGATACTGGTACACCCTTTTCATGTAAAGAAAATATTTCCTTACGGCTGTCTTCCGATAGCCTAGATTTAACATTTTTAGTCTCCATTTATTATTTGTAAAAAAATAATTTAAAAATAAAGTAACTCTAAACAAAAATGTTAAGATAACACACAAGAGCCAAGACCAGCCAAATCTTCCCTATAATAAATATGAACGACAACGACAACACTATCAATATCAGACCTTTAGACTTGGATCTCTTGAATCCGAACCCTAGAAACTACATGGACCCGAACCAGGGCGGGTCTAAAATTTTTATCATAGGTAAGCCTGGTAGTGGCAAATCTACACTTATAAAAGCGTTGTTCTACAACAAGAGTCAGATTATACCGGTCGCCTTAGCAATGTCTGGTACAGAGTCGGAGACTGGGTTTTATAAAGAGTTTATACCGGATGCTTATATCTTTGATGAATATGACCCTGAAGCTCTATCAAACTGTATCGTTAGACAAAAAGGTGCCAGGCAGCATATGTTGTGCCCGTGGACAATGCTTATAGTCGACGATTGTATGGACGATCCTAGCGTGTTCAATAAACCACCACAACCAGGTCTATTCAAGAACGGTAGACATTGGAAAATGTTGTACATAGTTTCACTTCAGTACGCTCTTGATGTAAAACCTCACATAAGATCAAACATTGATGGAGTCTTTATATTCAGAGAGTCAAATGTGGCCATACGCAAGAGGTTGTATGAAAATTATGCTGGTATCATACCATCCTTTAGTTTATTCGAACAAATAATGGATACTATAACCGGTGACTACACGGCGTTGTACATACAAAATACCACCAATACCAACGATTGGAAAGAGTGTGTTTTCTACTACAAGGCACCATTAATAGACAACTTTAAATTTGGTTGTCAAGAGTACCGTGGATATTCAGATAAAATTTTAACAAGAAAATAAATTTTTTAATGCTCTTTTTGAGCATTAAAAATCTTAATTATTTAAACATCATATTTTTGGTCATTGATGACCTTCATTTCTTCTATTAACTCGTCTTCTGTGTTATGGCTTCATTCAAGTCTATGTTCCCAACTTTCGTTGAACTTTCTTTACCTCCTTGGTGAGTCCCTTGTTGTTGTCTAGTAGCTCATCGTTCTGATCTTTGACTTCCTCAAGAGAGATACCTAGAGATCGGACATAATCAAGAAGTTGATCAATCTTATCGTCTTTAACCTTTATAATATGAGACTTTTCCTCGTTTTCTAAGGTTAATTTTTCCATTTCTTCTTCAATCGTTTTAATTTTATTTTTAAGCTTGGTCTTATCCATCTTTTTAAATTCTTTAACAAAGTGGTTGAATACGACCTTGTTACACTTATCGTAGAACTCTATTGAGATCCAAGAAGATATATCCAAGATTAATTCTTTAGGTACGTATGTACCTGTAACTTGTTTATTAAGTTTATCGTTATTTTGAAGCTTAACTTCGTAGCTGCCGCCAGAATTCTGGCGGCAGCTTTTATGGTAGTATTCAACCATCTTTTTTGATTTTTCTAAAACCTTCCAATCTCTGAAGCGTTTTCCACCTTGATCACACAACTTGGTTACATTAAAGTATCCGGTAGCCTTGCCTTGTCTATAACAAGTTTAAAGTCCCCGAATACACCGTAATAAAATGTATCTTTGATACACTCATAAATACACTCTGTAAGCTCAAAGTTATCCATATTTATAATCTAAATTTTTTATTTACACTAACAAAATTTTTAATGCTCAAAAAGAGCATTAAAAATAAATTTAAAAACTATTCAATTTCTTGGATAATGCAAACCTTAAATTTTTTAATCTTTGACGAGTCTCCAACCTTCTTTTTTATGGTTAAAATGTACTCGTTTTCAGATTCTTCATATATATTTTTTAATGGTACACCATAGGATTCAATAGTGTACTTAATTCCATAGTTTAAATTTTGAAGAGCTTGGTCTAAATTAAGTATTTCTACAATTTTTGACGCGGCATTTTTCTTGGCAATTTTTAATGTTGAACCTTCACCTATTTCAACACACTTTTCAAATGCGCAACTGACTTGGAAAGTAGGATGGTGATCTTCACCACATTTTTTTAAAGTTTTAAAATATGGAGGGGTCAACTTTAATTTTTGACAGTATAGATTAATTTTCGAAATAGAAGTCATTTCCATCTTTATTGTATTAGTTTTTTTATTTAAAAATTTCATTTTTTCTTTAATGGCTTTTTAAGCCATGAAAGAAAGATGGGAAAAAGGATATGGAAGGTTGGTAGTAATGGTTTATTTCAACTTAAAAAAAATTTAAATTTAAATTTTTTCTACATGTAAACGTAAACTCATTCGGAACCTTTGTGTACTTTACTCGCTTCTTTTTAGGTGCATTTGTACTGGATTCTGGAATTGGATTGTTTGGTGTTTTGTTAAGGTCAACTTTACTCAAGTCGATTACCAACTTTTGAGCTTCTTTTTCATGTTTGAAGTTGATCATTTTTACGACTTTAATCATATTATTCAAATTTGAAGCTTCTTCGAGCAATAACAAATTCAATATTTTTTCTGGAGTGACAATGCCTTTATTTATTAGTTTATTTTTAATGAAGAGGTACACTCGTTGATCAATTTGTACAACAGTTTGTAAATTTTCTGGTAAAAGGGACCTTTGTTTTCTCTTCTTGTATTCCTGGAAGATTAGATCCACAAGTTTTGAAATGTTTTCATCGTATAGGTTAAAGGTAGAAATATACTGCGGATACAATTGTTTTAGCAACTCGATCATTTCCTGGTTGTTTTGAGTTTTAAGTTGAAGATATCTATATGGAATACTTTGCTCGTTGTTTCGAACCTTAAAAAGTTTGATATATTCTTCGTTCATAATCCGGTATTGAGACCCACTAGTATGAGTCAATAGAATTCCTTGATAGTCAAATGGATACTTTAAACCTTTCGCAAAACCAAAAATGGAAGTTATGGTCATGTCTTCAAATTTTGGTTTGGGTAAACCATCAATTTTTAAACAAGCGTCTTCTGGATCTGTTGAACCAAGAAAATACACCTTTTTCAAACCTTTAGGAGAGCATACAAAACGGGTATTTTCATCAGCCATCAACATAAAGGTATATTGGCATCTTAAATTCAATCTAGTGAACAAGTCTTTTAGAGACAGGTTGTAATTCTCCTTTAAAGCATTCTCAAATAAATCCTTGAAAGAATTGTTTGAACCCCATTTGGACCTTCCGGAATCTAATTTTCTATGGGTTGAAATGTACCATTTTCCATGATAAAAAATTCGAATAACCGTTCCTTCAAAAGAGTACCCAACATCCATATCTTCAAGTTTATGATTTAATTCGGTCATCTTCTCCATAAATTTATTTTCGTCGTTTTCAGAGTATTCATAAGGAAAAACTCCACCATTACAAACAACCCGGTTGGTTTTTTTATCAATTATGGTTCCACGAATCTTACGAAGTTCATCTTCGGGTAAGTCTTGATAAAGACTGGTTTCAACCGTCTCGAATCGCTGGTCTCTTTTAGGAGACAAAGACTCAAAGCAGTTTTGTATAGTAGCACATTGAAGAATCAATTCTTGGTCAGAATCGACAATTTCAATAGTAGAGGTAGTATCTTTAATAGTAGCCATTGTAAGCTTTATTTAACTTTATTTTTTAAATTTAAAATCAAATTTCTGCACTTTTGAAAACTCTATTGACCAAGAAGATGAATCCATAAAATGTAGATAACCTTAAAGTAACCTTAACCACGATAAAAAAAGGTGGATTTGTATGGCTCCGAGAGACTTTAAAAAAGTCGTGACGAGGTTAAATACGAAAAATTCAGATGTTGTAAGAGACTACTATCTTAACCTTGAAGAAACCATGTTTGCGTACGGAGAGTACACTATGAAATATATGATTGAAAGCACCACTCCAGCTGGCTATCAAAGATCATCAACTATCTATACGAGACGTCAAAGTAGAGGAAGTAGAAAGACTTGCGGAAGAAGAGAGACTACGAGCGGAAGAAGCGGAAAGAGTAGTAGAAGAAGAGAGACAACGGCGTCTTCAAGCCGAAATAGAAGCAAGACAAAAATTAGAGAAAGCTCTCAAGTTCAACCAGGCGACTAAACCAGTCGAACCACAAGAGTACATCTACGTGGTCACCACAGACCGTTACATTCCGAAAAACAAGTTCAAACCTGGAGGTGCGACGAGCTTCAATCTACTCAAGTCTCGGATGACCACGTACAACTGTGGCAAGTCAGACTCGGATCTACACAAAACCGTATATCTCAGAAAAGTGGTGAGTTATCGCTCTGTTGAACAGACTTTGGAGGCGTGTTTAGGCGCGTTCAGAGAGAACGCAAACAAGGAGCTTTATATCATTAATTTCGATTGGTTGGTAAGGTGTTTAGACGCCATTATCGACCAGAACGAAGAGTTTCTACGGTTTGTCAACTTGAATCGAAATCAAATGGTAGAGGACACCTTGAATTTAACTCCTTCTCAACTAGATCCAATCAACCTCGAAAGTATACGCATCTCATATAAACGATTTGGCGAGCCAGAGGTCGATCTAACCACTATTTTTGATTCTGAGATCATAGACAATCTAAGGTCTTCTTTAACCTCTTTCGAACCAAACAATAACGTGGTGCATCGAAGGCAATTCGAGAACCATCTAAGAAACACGTTCCCCAGCTTTAGAATTGACCATAACAAACGAAAGGTGTGGGAAGTTGTCAAGACGCTCGGTTCGACCATAAAAACAAACTGTACTTTCAAATATTTTAATGCTTTTTTGAAAGCATTAAAAATTTTAATTTACTATAAATTTTTGAACTTTAATGAGAGCTTCGTAGGCATTTTTGCATTCGTCAATATTTACGAATGTAGGGTTGTTTGTATGCTTGGTTTTCTTAAACCGTTTTAACAATTCAACACTTGTTGTATTAACCTTTACTGGGAAAATTAAATTTTTAAAGTCCTTGTTAACCAACAAGTCTTCTATCTCAAGACTAAAAAAATATGATTGGTTAAACTTTAACTCTTTCAAGTTTATATTAATGGACGTTTCTTCCCTAAATTCTCGCATCAATGTGAAAATTATAGATTCGTTGTTGTGACTGTGACCACCCGGAAATATATAAACTGGTGGCGTTGGTGCTTTTAAACCAAAAAAAATATTTTTATCAAAGTTGTGGTTCGAATTAATCATTGTTTTTATTTTTTCCAATTCGGTGGTGTATAACGTCTTCAGTAGATTATAATTTATTCTTTTAAATTTAAGGTCTTTCACAACCTTTGGGAAATGAAAAGATTGTGTTCTCTCTAACAGTAAGACTGTATGGTCAGATGTAATCAACATAAGGTTAAGAGATGTGTTTGTACATTCCGTCCCAAAAAATCTATTGAGTGTGGAAGAATTCACCTTAAATTTGGCAATTGTTCTTTTTTCGTACCGACCCACTATTATTCTTTTTTTTATTTTTTCAAGGTTGAGATGTTCCATACTATATCTTTTTTATTTATTTTAAATTTTCGTTTTCAATTTCGTGAACGATCGAATTAGATTGTTTTTCTCCCTTTATAAGAATATTTTTTATTATTATTTAAGATTTAAAAGGACCACAACTACGTTGAAATTTGAATATAAAACAAATTTGGTATATCATAAAGGATGACGACAAATATGGATATCTTGGAGCTCAATTCAAAGATTCAAAGTTTCATAATCGAAGAAACCATTAATCTGGAAAGATTTGAAAAGACCTTGAAAAAGGTAAATTTGTTATTAAATGGTAATTTTAACCTTCGGCATCGTATAATTTATAGACTTACCTGTTTAAGAGAAGAATTAACCATTAAAATTCGGGAATTTGAAAATCTCAAGTACTTTATTATAGACGTTGCGCCTATCATAGAAAAATATAATTCTTTGAATAAACAAACAATGGTTATACCATTCTTTAATTCAAATAGAAAAAATTTAAAGGAACACTCGGCCAAAAAAGATGAAGTCAAAAAAGAATTTATTCAAAAATTAAAGGAGTATACAACCCTTAAAAATTTTGAATTCATGATAAGGTCTACAAACAGCTCAATCAAAACTAGTCCTCCACCGTGCGTGTGTGGAAACAAAACAGAGTTTATCAAAGATGACGATAGAGCCGTGTGTGCTGTGTGTTCAACAGAGCAATCGCTCATATCAAACACGTCATCGTTCTCAGACGTGGGTAGGGTCAATATGGCCAGCAAGTACACTTACAATAGAAAGGTACACTTTAGGGACTGTATTATCCAATACCAGGGCAAGCAGAAAACAAACATCCCAGAAGAAATTTACACCATAGTAGAAGTTAAATTGATTGAAAAGAAAATCATTAGTGTTGATGATAGCCTTAAAAAAGAAAAGCGTTATGAAAAGGTTACTAGAGCCACAATTTTAGATATTTTAAAGGAATTGGATTCAAAAGACGTTAAAAAATATTACGACGATATTGTTCTGATCCACCATACTTTGACAGGACAACCATGCGACAATATAGAATATTTGGAAGACGCCTTATTGGAAGACTTTGATAAGCTTACGGAAACCTATGACAATGTATACACATCGGTTGATGGTGAAAAGGCATCAAAAAGAAAAAATTTTATTAATGCTCAGTTTGTCCTTTATCAACTTTTAAAGAGACATGGGCATCCATGTCACGAAATGGATTTCTTAACGTTAAAAACATCGGAAAGAAAAAGGTTCCATCACACCATATGTAAAGAGCTGTTTACAACTCTTGGATGGAAGTACTCGTATTCAATTTAAATATTTTTAATGCTTCAAATAAGCATTAACACCAATCTCAGATGGAAAATGAGTTAACCGTTAATGGAAGAATGACACCTGAATATATAGAGTTTGCAAAAAATGAAAAATGGAAAAAGTAGGGTTGTTACTTACTTAAAAACATACAACTATATTATGGGTAGTGTTAACCTTATAAAAATTGAAGAAGCAGTCAAAACCCTTCAACGAAATTCGGGGTTTTAAAGGTAACCGGGATCATAGATAAAGAAACAATAGATTTTATAGATAAGAGACCTCGTGCTTATTCCGAAGGATTGTCCGTTCCACAATGAATTACCGAGGACAAAGCATCTAATTGACCATATAAATCATCTAAAGTAGAATCATTTGAGATGGTAAAGTCCCAACCATCAAAATTTTGCAACTATCGCTTTGGTGGTTGGAATAACCATCAAAGTTATCAGAAACTTTACCTTTTGGTTCAATATTCCTAAAATTTCATTTTTTTCTTTAATGGCTTAAAAAGCCATGAAAGAAAGATAAAAGTTAGTCAAGGCTTAATTTTGAAACTATTTCGTTTAATAGTGGAGGATCATCTTTAGATAAAAAGTCTTTTCCGTAGCTAGATCCAACCATAGCTAACAAAAATGTTTTGCGTGTTAGATGTGTACATTCTAAAGCATGTTTAACTACCTTAGTCGGATTATTGTCAAATTGTATAAACAAATGTAGAGCCGATACTAACGCGTCCAAAGGATTTGTTAGGTCCAGGATATCATCAAAACTTTTTGATCGAGATCGTTCTAAAAGCGTAAAGAGAAGCAACATCCTCTTACGTTTTAACTTTGTAGCCTTCTCAATCAACCATTCGTATAGTTGTTCTGGAGTTTGTATTGATTCAACCATTAAATTTTTTAATAAGCGTGAAAATAATTTAGAAAACAATAATAGGTCTTGGTCGACCTTTTTCTCCAAGAAGTTTGGATCTGAAAATTTAATTAGAGATGTAAACCATAAACTATTTAAATCAAATTTTAAGGTTGGATTAAACACGTTACTTATTAACAATTTGCTATTATCTAGTGTATTTTGTTGGTTTAATGAAACCATAAACAGCAATCCTTTAACTTTGTTTTTGGGCAACTTTAATGGTTCAAGATTTATATTTGTAGTAGACGTTGATCCAAAGAGTGGTTGATGTTGAGCTGTAGTAGACGTTGATCCAAAGAGTGGTTGATGTTGAGCTGTAGTAGACGTTGATCCAAA